CCGGGGCGCCTTTGGCGAATGTGATACTCTGTACCTTCGTGCCTCTCGCATCGAGATCTTCGAGTTTGGTCTGGTTGCTCAAGTCAAGGGCGGTGCTTGTGTTGCTGCCGGTCTTGGCTTGCGACTGGTAACGGAGGTTGAGCTTGCGCAACTGGCGGCAACTGCCTATCGACAGCCACCATCCTGTTGACCCGCCCCCTTGTGCCGCCTGAAGGTTGAGTTCGCGGAGCGCCGTGCATTTGCCGAGATCCAGGGCGTTTTTGAGGTGGTTGGCCGCCCCAGTCATGTCAAGTGCCTTGATACGGCTGGCGCCATATACACGCAAGGGGTCATTGACCGTAAATGCCCCGGTTATATCAAGCTCTGCAACACTATTGGCCGCCACAATGCCTGTATTGGCGATATTAGGCGTGTTATTAGTACCGTAGCCGAAGGCGTATGGCTCATTGGCAGTGATGCGCAGACGGTCGGCCGCATCGGACTCCGTACGGGCCATGTAGAGGTCGATATTGTCAGAGGTAAAGTTGCTTGTGCCGTACCGGGCATCGAGCAGCGCGCAGCGGTTTATGACAAGGAAGGTGCGGTGGCTTCTGTTGCTTCCCTGCAGGGCGTAGATAAAAGGCCACACCTTGCCGTACATCTCCCGGGTAGCCGGAGCGATGTATTTCAGGTAGCCGGACTTGTTGAATGCCCTGTCACACCAGTTGCCGCTCTGCTCATCGTTGAGCATGGAGAGGATGCGCTCGTTGGTCATCACGGAGCGGAAGTTGGCGGCGCATCTCTTAAGGTCGTCCTCGAGGTTGGCGAGAACGAGGTTCCACAGCCACGAGTCGTGTCCCTCGAAAGCATATTTGCTTGCCTCGGCATCCCATGTGTCACGGTCAGTGGTATAGCCATAGACGAGGAAACAGTCGTTGCGTTTTCCGAGCTGTGTGTCGCCGTCATAATAGGTGATGTACCATTTGCGGCCATCCCATGTGCGCAGCATCATGTTCTTGGCTCTCTGGTCAACACTGAGGAAGAAGTCGGTGAAGATGTAGTAGGTCAGGAGGAAATCCTTGTCGAAGTACTCCCCTATCTCGTTCTTGAATTTTTCGCTCCTGAACGTGGATAGGTCGCTTGACTTCGCTCCGGCAGGGACACACTCGCGTATCCAACCGTACAGGCGTTTGAGTGCTTCCTGTTGCGAGGTGTGCAGCCCGGCCCATTTGACATCGCCGTCGCTTTGCTTTTTGCCGGCAGCATCTATACCGTAGTTGACCTCGGCTCCAGCATCGAATGCCTCGGCGAGGTTACTGTCTCCTGTTGTCTGGAACAGGCACACCGGGGAGGTGTTGTTGAGCATCTCGAGAGCGATGGGACATTCGGGGGTGTACCCTTCCACTCCTTCCATCCCGAACACCGGGCCGCTCTTGCTTTTCTCATTATTTAAGTTGTACTGGCCGTAATAGACATTTTCGCCATCGGTTGTTTCGGCGCAGAATATGTCGATGGGCATGCCGTCGATGGCGGTGCGCACGTTGATCGCGCCGAGACTGTTGCCGCCCTGCTCGTACTGATGCAGCTGCGGAGGCGTGAGCAGCCCGAGCTCTTTCATTACATCGTTGAACAGCTTGGCACCGCCGGTGTTGAGTGACATCGACGAGTCGGAGTAGTCGGACTTGCAGCAGACGATTGGCACGGGTACGGCTCCCGGGCGCATGATGTATTTGTTGCCCTCGAGGACATTTTTGCCTGACATGCTCAGCGCCTCGCTACCCTTGGTGAAGTAGATGCGGATATTCTTGCTCGGATACTTGGTCGATGATGTACCCTGGATTCGGATATAGCAGTTGAGCAGCACGAAGTCATAGTCGGGTCCCTGGGGAGAATAATAATAGACATCTGCCAGGAAGTCGGCTTTCTTGTTGTTGGTCTGGTACACATCATCAAGCATGTTCTTGCGCACGATCCTGAGCGCGCCTTTGCCCTGGGCGCGGGTTTTCTCCATATCGACATCTCCGTTCTCGCCGAGGATGTCGTTGAACGAGTAGATCTCCATCATGGCGTCGGTACTGTCGCTGTCCACCATGTGGTTGTCGAGTTCCTCGTCATCGCTCAGGGCACGGTTATAAACGCGGATGCTCTTTATCTCGACATCTGCCTCGGAACTGTCAACGGTTATGCGCTGCGGGGTGTCCTGTTGGAAACTGAAACTGCCATCGTAGATGTCTGCCCCGGTGCGGTTGCCGTTTATGAACAGTTCCATCAGGCGATCATCGGCTGATGTGCGTATGATGAGCGCAACTTTCATCCACTCCCCGGCGGCATAGTTGGTCGACAGTTTGATGTCGCGGGTCACCTGCTGGTCATCCTCGTTGGTATATGTGACGGTCTGCCCGGTGCGGAAGCTCGCCTCCTGGGTGGTTATGAGCAGACCCTTTCCTTTGTCGATACAGCTGACAACGGAGGCATCGCGGTTCATCACGTTGCTCACGCGCATGGTCATCTCGATGGTGAGACCTGTGGACTTGACATCTTTTGCGAAAGGCTGCGCGCTGATGACAATTCCGGCACCGTTGGTAAGTTTGAGCGCTCCGCCTATCCATCCGCTGCTGCCGAAATCCACGCCGTTGAATTCGGTGGTGATACCATTGGACTCCCATACTGCGGGGTTGCTCTCCTCGTTGCTGCGGCCGTTGGCGTCGAGTTTGAACTGCAGTCCGTAGGTTGCCTCGCTGATGTCTATGCCGCTGTCGGTGACATTGATGCCGATATTGTATGTGGCAGCACCGAGTTTGAGAGCGAGTATATGCTGCCCTTTCTCGGTGAAACGGTTGACATAGGTCTGTGTGGAGCGCGGGGCGGCGACCGTACGCGACAGTCTGCCGTCTGTCCAGATCTCCACAGTGGCGGGTATCACTGTCGGATCGTATGCGACAAACTCGAATTCGCATTTCTCATACTGCCCGGCATCGACGGTCGGATTGAGATGCCCGGTGCCGGTGATGATGCGTCCGTCAGGGTGTATGATCTTGGTGCCGATGAATGGGGTGCCGCTGCCGCGCTTGAAGATGTCCATATAAATGCTCTCGCTCCGGAGGGTCAGTCCGTCCTGCTCCATCTCGGCGACCATCTGGACTGTGTGGCGGCCCACCGCCAGACCGGTCATATCAAGAGTGAATATACCGTTGGTGGTGCCGCTCTTGGTGACGGTATGGAGATTGCGCTGCTGCCCGTCGATGTACAGCGTGACGGTCTTTGTGCCGGAACCGTTGAGCGCGTAGGGTATCTCCACAGTATCGCGAGTGTCATACCCACCCTGTGCGATGCCACCGGAGATGTTGTAGCTGCTCGAGAGCGAGAGGGTGACGACGCGGATCTGTATGTAGGCCTGTTTCTTTTGCTCCTTGCCGGTATTCGGGTCGGTGGTGACGGCTGACACATAGATGTCGTTGGTGCCGAGCAGAAGGTTCTTGGTGAGGTCAAGGCTGTATGATCCGGCTGCCACATCGTGCTTGGTATCGGCATAGGTGACGGTGGTGCCTCGTTTTACAGTTATGGTGACGGTCGCCTTCTGACCGGTGCTCATGCCCTTGTCATCACCCCCGCTGTACTGATGGTCGTATGTCCAGGCCATAACGGCGCTGTCGCCTTCCTTGAGTGTCTTTTTGTCAAAGGTAACACCGAGGACTATTTTGGTTGCGGTACTCTCGTCACCGCCGCCACCTCCACCGCCGGCCGGGATGGTGAATTCGGTTATAACGGAGCTCTTGCCGCTGAGCTGTACGGTCACTGTGCCGTCATCGTTCTCGACGACATCGCTGCCGAACAGCGTCCCGGATTCAAGCTCGGTCACCTTCTGTGTGATGACGCGGTTCTGCACCGGATTGGTGCCGTCGGGGTCGAAACTGTCGTCCACCTCCATCTCGTCGATGATGATGCTGACATCTCCTCCGGCATCGGGTGTCTTTTTCTCGCCGTTGACAGTCACGCTACGCACGGTGTCTTTCGCACCGTATTCCTCCCACGCCCCGGGCGTGAGGAATGTGGCGAGGGTCGTGCCGATAAAACGGTAGTCTGCCCATTTGCCGGGGGCGGACTCAAAGGTGATGATCATACCGCGCTTCTGTTCATCATCGATGTCGGCACCGGCAAGAGCGGCGACAGCGGTATCCTTGGAGTAGTAGCCGGTTTTCAGTGGCTGCTCGAGGGTGAGGTTGTAAAATCCGCTGCCGCTACCTCCGGCGGTGGAGAATTCCTGCCATTTGTCGGCCGCATATATTTCGTTCTCGGGATCACCTGTAAAAATCCACGACTCCCACTTCGTGGGCCCACGGAATATCATCACGCAACCGCATGAGAAAAGATTCTCACCACCTATGGCGTCATTATTGGCAATCGCGTCCTTAGCTTCGCTCCAATTGTCAAACACCCTGTCAAACTCGCCGATAAGGTCATTGACCAGAAGTATTGGATGACGGCGTGCTGCGGTTATGGCGGCAGTCAGTCCACCGGTTGCGTCAGTTGCAGCTTTGGCCGCATCGGAGGCTGTTTTTGCAGCGTCGTTGGCCTTGGTGGTCGCGGCAGCAGCGTTGCCCCTTGCGGTGTCAGCCAGATTAGCCGCTTCCACGGCCCTTGTTGCCGCTGCCTGTGCTGTCTTAGCCGCATCCTCGGCCGGCTTGCGGAGAAGCGAAACGGGCACGTTTACGACCTCTGTGCCGCGGACAGCCGGCAATAAGTTTACTCCGTCGAGACTCGTTACTGTGACAAGTTCATCGACACTCTGACTCTCTGCTTTGATCGCGTTGAGCAGTTCTTTCTTAAGTTCGTTTTTTTCTGCCTGTGTCAGTGCCATATCATCATGCTTCTTGGTCGTTGAATAACTGGATTATATCGGAACCGAGCGCCTTGAGCAGCGCATCGAAATCAGCAGCGGGAACCTTCTCGCCATCCGGCGTCGAGATATTCAACGATACATTTTTATCGGTGAACAGCACGTTGCCACACAGCAGGTTCCCTTTACGGATATGGCCGCTGATATCCGTAACCTTGTCACCGCTGTAATTTACAGCGTACGCGATGGCGTAATCATCACCCACACGGGTCACAGCCTCTCTGCTTTTCTTTTCTGTGAAGTCCATACTGCTATTTTTCTATGAGTTCTACAATCTGTCCATATCCGCCGGCCGTAAGTATGTCACCGCACGCCTCTTTAATGAGGGTTGCCTCCTCGGTGGTAACCTCCACCTCCGACGGATTCTGCATGACTTTCATGCACACCTTCCAGGCAAGGAATTTATCCTCGCGCTTAACCGGCCGGTCCTTGCCGTAGTTGTAAAGGGCCTGAGCCACGACATCGGCGATTTTGTCGCCCGTTTCCATTCCGTTGTAGGTACGGAAGTTCACGTTTAGGTTGACTTTCATATCAGTAGTTCATTAATGATTATTCTTTTTTCACTCCGACTATCAGGCCGCTCTGAACCTGAAAGCGAACTTTGTCAAGGTCGTAGTCATTGTATCCGAAGGTCACGCCTTCCCAATATTCATAGCCATACCCGTCGGCACTTCTGGAGGCGAGGGCGCGGTATTTTTTGGCGGCGCAAATCTCGCTGACTATGGAATCGCTCACGAATACGCTTCCATCAAAGAATCCGGCAAAAGGCACGAGGTTATTGGGTTTTTGTGGAGTAGCTTTGGTGGAGGCGTAGATGCATGTCATGCCGGCCTCAAAATACCCGTTCATTCTCGCGTCCACCATTCCATAGCCGTCGTAGGTCCATGAGTTCGTGGCGAGATCATATCCTCGGGAGGTTTTGCCGATTCTTATCTGGCACTCGTTGATGAACATGCCGTCATACCCCTCGTTGCGGGCCCACAGCAATGACCCGTTGGAAATCTTAAATCCGCCGATATTGCCGGCGGTGGCGTATATGGTGCCGCGTATGCTTGCGTTAGTAGCTTCCATCGAACCATCGGCAAGAATCCTGAAATAGTTATTCGCTGTCACCACACCTTCAAGTGAGATATGCGAGGCCTTGATTTTTATTGCCGAGGCTGTCTGCTCAATCAGCGATACTACGTTACCGCTGCCGTCGAACACGAAAAGATTATTCGCCATCGCCGTTGTCACAAGTCCGGCGCAATTCCTCAGTGATCCGTCCTCGTTGAAATATGCCGACATCAAAGCCGCATACTTGGCGGTGGTGACGATACTTGACCCAGCAAGTATGCGCCCGTCAGCATCAAGGTTTTCTGCTGAGAATTTAACCAGCCTCTCCGATTGCTCGAACAGAGTGCGGTACTTGTAAGTTAAGGCCTCCACCTTGTCGGTCGATAACACGAGCATATACAAATAGATTTCGCCGGTAAATGACAGCTTGAAATCTCCGGTACCGTTCCACAAGCCATCGCAGGAGTATTGCACATAGCCGGTTGTCGCTGCGATTTCCTCCTCCACCTCCATAGAGTTGAAGTTCTCAAACCCGGTCTTATCCACGTTCTCGAATTTCACGGTGAGCTTTCCCGGTTTGGCGCAACGATAGAAGAAGCTCAGATACACCGGCAGCGCCTCTTTCTTTCCCTCACTGTTGGTCAGAAACGTAGGCTTGCTGCGGAGATTGGCGTTGATCTGCGTGATATATTTGTCAACTATGCGGACTACGGTGCGCTCATCATCGCGTGTGACGCTTGCGCAGTTGCCTTTCTTGGTAAGCACGTTGTCGTTGGCCCATATCCAGCGGTTACCGACAAGAAAAAACACAGCCTCGTTGGAGGTGTCCCATTTTTCCATGCCAGACACGAATGCCGGGTTGCTCAAATACCCCTTGTCGGTGATGAAATCATCGCGCACAGCCTCTATCGCGGTTGTTATACGGCCCTCCACGATCTCAAACTTGGTTTTGATGTCCTCGCCGGTCACAAGAAGGAACGTACCGCGCAGATAGGCGTTGTCGCTGTACAGGCCGTTGCCGTGAGGCTGGTTATCTGACGGGAACCAGTCGTCGGTAATACCGTCGAGGTTGCCGAGCCGGGCACGGAGACAGTTGGCAAAACTCCGTGAGCTCACGCCGTCCATCACATCGATGCGGGGCTGCCCGTCCTCGGTGGCCGATATGAGTATGAGGTTCTGACGGAGCTGATTTTCGGTGTTACCCATCAACACGCACTCATCCCCGGGACTTGGCACGACCCCATCGAATTCCTGGGCATCAACCCATACCCCATGTGAATCGGCACCATGCACCTCCACCCAGTAGGATTTCAAGTTCCCGCCGGTGAAGGTCTGACATCTCATGAGGTCGCACCGTTGGAATGTGTTCTCGGTCTCAAAAACTATATGGTAGTCATGATCTTCGAGTGTGACCTCTTTTATTTTACCGTTGGCCGCGGAGACACATATCTGACCGCCGACACTGCGCACCTTGTTAATGAGCAGCTCGAACACGGTCATCACCTGTCTCACCGTGAGTTTATCAACGGTAAGGTGTGATAGCTCTTTCTCAAGCCATATCCGCCAACCTTCCCCGTTGAGTCCGTCAACGAATTTCGGACTGCTGAGAAGTCTCCGCACAAGCAGCGTGAGCAGTTCCGCATTGCCGTCTCCGTCTATGGTACCGCCTTGTGCTCCGGCGATGAAATTTCCGGCATCGATACCCTCGTCGAAGATGATCTTCTTTCGGGCGCGATCCCGGGAATTCTTGCTTATGAATTCCTTTTGGCTGCGACGGGCTGAAAAGAGATTATTGTCAGTGGGCAAGGTTCTATCCCATGACCGTATCACATCGGGCAGCGATATGGACTCTCCTATCGACTTGGCGTAGTTCTTGGCATCGGCGATGCTGTCAGTCATCTTTTGCTTGGAAGACTTACTCAGGGCATCGCTTATCTCAATGTCCATCGAGGATGGCAGATTTACCTTACGTGTTATCTTGGTGATACGGCTGTCGCGATAACCAGCTTCCGGGAAATACTGTTCACTCTTGAGACGGACCCGCCGGCCTATGAACAGATCTGCGCCATGTTCCTCTATCCACACGTGGTCAGTGGAACACTTGAACACAGACACATCCAGCGCATGGTCGGCGTTATATTGGTTTACCGCCGTGAGAAATTCTTCCTCTGCCAACATGTAATATTCGTCCGGCATGCGGAGGTTCCACAGGATATACTTATTTCCGGCTGCAGGTATGAGGTTACCGCCGGGGAGCTGCGTGTCGTCATCATACGGCCAAATGGTGATAATCTCAAACTCTCGGGTATCGCTGTTGAAGTTGACCTCAAAGAAGTAAGTGCCGTTATCCTCATCTCCGAGTCCGGCGAGTTCGCTGCCCTCCTGAAACGATACCCTCTTGACAAGACCGCCAATTTCGTAATCGTTGGGGTCGAATGGCAGATTGTTATCCCGGAAGTAGTATATTGTGAATGGTTTTCCATCCTCCCCAGTCTTGACCTCGCTGCGCACACTGCTGACCTCACCGGTACGTCTTGGATATATATCAGCAAATGCGGCATCCTCGTAATGATCCACGCGGCCATATTTGTCGGCATTGACCTCGACATATTTCTCCCCTCCGGGGAGCTGAAGCCTGGTGTGCCCATATTTTTCAGGATCAATATTGCGGGAGCTGCCCACCGGGTACAGCCTGGTGTAGAATTTCACATTGTCGGCCTTGTCGGGATCTATGCCTGTCAGGCCATTATCGTAGCCGAGTTCTATTAAGTCGCCGTGTTCGCATCGGCAGATATTGACTGTCTGCCCCTCAATCCACGCCTCTGCTCCGACCTTCTCGGCTATCTCCTTGAGCGCTTCATCACAATACTTTCCGAAGTAATCTATGACAATATTCTCTGTGCCGTCCACCTGGCCGACTTTCCAGTCTGTGATGTTGCCCGTGCCGTTATTCATACAGCGCACTATCATTGCCACATGCTCCCTGGGTGGCGCCGTAAGCGTAAATACCGGGTCCTCCTCATTGTCAATCTGTTTCAACACGAGAAGGTTCCGCAGCAGGCTGTCGATACCATAGAGCTTGATGTCATACACCCACTCAAGGGTAGATTTCTGTACCGGGCGGTATGCCTCGCACAACCAGTAACGCTCCCCCTCGAAGTCGCAGTAGTCATCGACATCAAGAGCGATATGCTCGTGATGTGTGAAAGAGAGCGTCAGGATGTTGTCGCCCTGGATCTCCTTCACTTGAGTGGAACTGTCGGATGGTGACACCTCTGCCTTGAAGTTCCCGACCCTGTCATATATCGTTATAAGCATATTTGAACGGCGTTATAATGTTGTTAGAACGATGGCTCAGGCTCACGGAATTTCACCTTGAAACGGCTTGCCTGTACCCCTTCTTTCCAAAGGTAGGTCAAAGGCTTGAAGTTGCTGCTGTCAACATAGAACATGGTCATAGTAAGGTCGAGTTCCGAAAGCCGGACACGCAGCCAACCCTTTTCACCTTGCTTGAGGAAAGAGATGAAAGCACGGTAACGAGACAACCATTGCTCCTTGGTCGGGGCGAACAGTGCGAAGTGTAAGGTGACATCACGCTCCTCACTTTTTGGATTAAGGTCAGCGGAATATTTCACCCCATCATGTTCCCGGATGTTGACCCCGACATGTGTCTTGGCCTTAGCCGGTGCCATTATGGCCGTAAGGTTTTCCCGACCGCCTTTCTTTTCCTCGGTCAGAAATACACCGTACTCTTTCCAGATGTCGGTGCCGTTGATTATAACTTTTCCTTCAAGGTCTTTCATATCATCGCGTTTTTATGCCATCGCGGATTATCCTTTCCACCATAGCCTGGAGCTTTGCTAATGCCCCGGCACTCGAGGCTGTGTTTTCTGAGATTTTTGCAAGATGCCCCTCGGCTGCGTTCATCCGCTCGGCCACATTCTCAAATGTACTGTCGATATTCGATACATGACCCTGCACGCTCACGAACAGTCCTTCGAGCTTAGTGCCCTGGTCCTGACTCAGCGCAGTGTATGCCCCGGCACGTCCCGACTGGGTGGTGCCGCCGTCCTCGGGCTGACGCAAATCTATACCGGCTTTGTCGAACATACCGGTCACTTGAGCGAGTATCCCCTCCAGGGTGGGGAGATTGCTTCCATAACGGTTTATCAGATCTTCGGTGAATTTGGCGACCTGCTCCATCAGTTCGTTCTCGTTGATCTTGCCCTCAGCATACTTTTCATAGAGAGCGGAGATGTCATCGCTGAATGTGCCAACGACCTTATCAAGGACTATTGTACGGAGCATATCAGATACAATATCCCGGAAAGTATCTGATGCATACTCCTTGAATGAGTCCAATGCGTCCTTGCCATTGTCGAGCCAATCCCAAAGGCTGTCGACAAAATTATCGACAAGAGGCTCGTACATGGAGCTGACATACTCATGGAGACGCTCTATATATTCATCATATTTCTCACGAAGTTCAATCAACGCCTCGAGGGTCTCGCGTGTCTGGCCGACAAGTTTATTTCCGTAGTTGTCGATTATAGACTGTGCGAGTTCCTTATCAATTAGACCACGTTCGTCGAACAGTTCGCCGAGTCCATTGTTTCTCGCCCATGATACAAGATCCTCAGTCTTTTGTGAGTGACCGCCAATGCCTGTACCAAGGAAGCCACTGCTCTTTTTTCGAGTCTCAATGCGCAGGTTGTTGATTGCCGCAGTCGTGCCCTCCTTATAGTCGCCCTGACCCCATAGGTCGCGCCATTCGCCCCACCATGACAATATGGAAAGATTGCCCATAATCCAGTTTAAGGCACCGGTAAGCCAACCTCCGCCCCTCTGGTTCTGGTATATTGCTTGTGCCTCGGCTGCCTTTTCCACATAGGCGCGGTAAACCTCGTCATGGTACTCTCGCCACTGCCGGAGATTTTTCAGACTGTCCTCGGCAAACCATGTGTCCTCTTCATGACGGGCCTCCATCACGGCGAGGCGATATTGGTTCACCGAGTCTGTGAGGGCGTTGATCTCGTTAATCTTTTCAGCGTATGCCTCATATTCTTTGAAGGCTTTATTGCTGCCGAGCTCACTGATTTTTTGGAGCAACTGTACCGCTGTGGAGATGATCGTCAGAATTATTGACGCTTTCTCCACCGCTGACACAGCTTCTACCCCGACCTTCTGGACAGTCGCGATACCGTCAATGGTGTCGGCAATAAACAATCCGACATCCATGATAAGCCCGATAACCTCACCGGCCTCCCCGCCAATGGCGTTGCCAAGATCCTTGATGGCATCGGAGAGCCGCGAGACATTCTCACGCGCCTCCTGCTCTGCCTTGACATAGCGGTTGCTTGCCTTGGTGTGTTTATCCTTCGCCTCGGTATATTTTGCCAAAGCCTCGCTCATGGATAGGTAGGTGGCAACGATTACCGGCTTGCCGTTAGCATCAACTCCCTCGGACTTGAGACCGGTGAAAATCTTACCGCCATTGGTTACTATGTCGAGCTGTTTCTTGGCCGCAGCAAGTTCACGCTGTGCCTCGCCTAATTCCTCGGCTCTGCGTGTCAGAGCACCGAATGGATCCCTGCTGTCAAGTTCGGCCATTATTTCCTGAATGGTCGTGGTATATTCACGAAGATCCTGCGGATTCAGCACGCTTGCCGCAGTCCCTTTCAGACGCTCAAGCTGATTAAGGAGGCTCTGCAGTGTCTCACTTGAAGTGTCACCCAGATCCTCGAAAGCCCGGACATACTCCGGTGACTGGCGCAGCACCTCAAGATCATGCGACATCAATGCCCTGCCCTTGCTTTTAACAGCCTCGGCTATGGAGCGATCAATCCTGGCAACTGCTGTGGAGTCACCATCCTGTACAGCCTGACGGCGCGCCTTTTCAAGTGCGGCAATATCATCATTATGCTTGCGCTCTATCTCAAGGCGCTTGTCGGTATATGACTGGTATTCGTCTGTCAATTCCTTATACAGACGCTCAGTATCTTTTTTGCGCTTACGCTCGTTAAGCGTGGTGGCATCATCGAGAGCCACCGACTGCTCGGCAGTCAAATCTCGACCAAGTCCGGCTTTTTCATTTTCCACCTGCCAATCACTTTTTTGTTTGGCGATGGCTTTTTTCCTTTTCTGATATTCATCATCGATGAGCTTGAGACGTTTGACGATACCTTCCTCCATAAGTTCGGTCTCTGCCTCATCATTCTCCTGCTCAACCGCTATGAGTTCCTGCCCGAGTTTACGTTTGATCTCGGCACGTTTTTCGGCTTCACGCCTGGCTTTCTCGGCTGCCTTTGACTCCTTCTCTGCATCACTGTCCGTACTCGGTTTTGCCTTGTCGTATTCCTTTTTGGCGACATCGACGGCATCTTTCAGTTCCTTGGCTTTTTTCTCAAACTCCTCTTTATTGAGACTTTGGGAGGTGTCTGCAAGGAAATCGTTGTAAGCCTTCAGAGCAGCTTGATATTTTTTGCGCGCTTCCTTAGCCCAGTCTGCAGGGCTGTCAACCGGTAGATTGCGGCGGTTTTGTTCCGATGTGAGCTTATTTAACTGGTACTGCAGCTCATCACGGGAGAATGTGCCGTTAAGATTTTCTGCGGCAAGGGTAATTTTACCATGAGTGTAGCCACCCACCGACATCTTCGCAAGAAGATCTCGGCGTCGCTTTATCTCAGCTTCAAGCGTGTCGTTGCTTATACCGGTAAGGTTCTCGAAATAAGCGTTGGCCCGGTCTTTATGTATCTGGGTCTTGAGCTGCCCCCTTCTGTTGAGCAGGACCTGATACTCCGGGGTATATACGGGTATGGCGTCAAAAGCCTTTTTCTCCCGGTTCCACGCGCCGGCCTTGTAGTATCCCCAGCCTCCGACGGTCTGCATCCGGGTTATCTTTGCCTCAACGTCCGCAAGCTCGGTCTCAGGATTTGCCATTGAATTTTGACCGTCAAGTGCAGCAATCTCCTCTTTGATCTTCTTAATGTTTTTGAGCTTCTCATACTCGGTGTCGTATTTGGCGAATATGTCCGGGTACTTCTGCTCAAGTTTATTCAACGCCTCACGGCGCGTATCGGTGGAAATAGCTTCATCTCCAGCGATGGAGCACAGTTCCTCTATCTTCCGTCTGTGTTCCTCCTCAGCCTCGATGGTTTTCTGCTTCTGTTTTTCATAGTCCTCCTCGGCCTCTTTCATGCGCTCGGTCTCGGTCTTCATCGAGAGAAGAGCAACGCATACACCGGCAAGCAGTGTGGCGACAAGAACGTATGGATTGGCCATCATGGTAGCGTTGAGCATCTTCTGCGCCTTCTCGACAAGGAGCAGCCAGTTGTAATGCAACGCCTCTGCCGCAGTAGCCCATCCTTTCATGGCGACCACTGCCATTACTGCAGTACGATAGACTCCGTATGTGGCAACGAGTCCGAGCAGGATACGCCCGAAACGTTCGTAATGCTCGATGATATAGGACACGCCGGAGAGGGTCTCGTTGATGATACCTTCTGACTGTTGTCCGATTTCATTGAACATCATCGAGATTGCGTCCTCAATGTTGGAAATCTGACCGGTGATGGTTTTCGACTGCGCCTCCATGAGACCTCCAAACTTACCACCCTCATCAGTAAGGCTCTCGATAACTTTCTGCACTTCGGGGAATCCAACCTTACCGGCCTCAACAAGTTCCTTGACTTTGCTTTCAGCCACACCGAACTGTTTGGCAAGTTCGGCTATCATAGGTATGCCTCGCCCGGTGAACTGGTTTAGGTCCTGAGTGTAAAGACGGCCCTGGGCCATTGTCGTGCCGTAGAGGTACACAAGATCATTGAGGGGTACGGATAGACCGGCTGCTATATCTCCCAACCGGATAAGGGTCTCATTGACCTTCTCTGCCTCAAAACCATAGGCGAGCAACTGCTTGGCTCCCTTTGACACCTCCTCGAGACCGAACGGTGTCGTTGCCGCAGTCTTTGTGAGCTGCGACATGAGCGCATTGGCTTTCTCGGCACTGCCGAGCATGGTAGTGAATGCGACCTCTAACTGCTGAAACTCACCACGCGTCTTTGCAATAGCCGACACAAGTTGCTTCACAGCAAAGGCGGACACAAGTTTGGTTACCGTGCCGTTGAGTTTCTGCGCCATCCTGTCGGTATCGCTCATCTCCTTGGTAACACGGTTAGCACCCCTGCGGAGCCGCTCGATATTCCTTTCGGCTTCGTTGAGTCGCTGTGGCAGATTGCCGCCAAGCAATATTTCTATCTGTACCGGTTTCATGCTTTGAGGTTACTTCTGAAAAAGTTCGCCACTTCCGCGGCTTCATCTTCGGCTGTCGTATTGGTGTTTGTTTTGGATTTCTTGCCCCCTACATACCGGGGAGCGTCACTCAACATCATTATCAGCATCTGATAGCTCACACCATACAGGATGTATCTTACCGACCATCCAGTGGCATCGGCTATCTGCCATACAAATCCGAAAGGGCTATGGGAGCCTTCATAACGGCTCTTTAACTCCCTGTCGCGTCCCGGCTCAGTCTCGGCTTCATCGGATTCGTCCGCTCGGCCAATCTGATAATAGGTAAAAAAGGGTCCGTGCCCATAAGGGTCACAAAGCGCATCATGGCCGCGAGCATATAATCGTGGGGCATTTTCTGGCGGACAAGCCACGCCATCGGTCGCTCCCACAACCGCTGCGCCCACCATCCGCGGCACAGAGTCACGGCTACCATCCGTGAGATTTCATAACCATGCTCAGCCAGGAACTTCATCTGCTGTTCCTTGTCAAAGTCCCACATCTGCTCACTTGTGACACCCATACGGTTGTACAGTTGTGCTATGCGGATCTGACCGGCAAGTGTGGGCCGACGCATTGTGGCTCTCACTGTGAACCGTCGTTTGAAGAATGGGAATTTGAAAGAGAAAAGGGGAACGCTGACACCCGCATCAAGCAGGACATCGGCGCTCTCCCTCTCTATTTCCCTTGTGTAGCGGGGATCCATGTGTTAGCCTTCTGCCTGTTCGGGTGCGGACTGCGCAGCGGCAGCCTGTTCGGGAATGTCGGTGATGGTATATGGCGCGCCACCGTTTTCGGGTTTCTGCACCTTGAGTTTGCACGCGATCTTGGCAACCTCGGTAAGGGTGAGTTTGCCGGAAAGGTTGGCGAGCAGTTTACCGTTAGGGATGGTGATGCGCTGACCACTGACGAGGTCTATGACACACTCACCGCTCTTATCTATAAGGACAGACGGTGCAGACCAACCGGTAGGCGCTTCATCACCACCTATGAGATCCCCACCGAGCGCGTTTTTGAGGTTCTTGTAATCGAGCTGAATCAGGTTGAACGTGGGTTCGATGGTGCCGTTCTTTTGTGCGAGAGAAAGCACAGGGGCATCGGGAACCTGCTCAGCGTCTACATCGACACTCTCAGGTCCCTTACCACCGAAATCGAACGAGCCCTTTTCTATATAACCGACCTTGAAGCCCCCGAATGACAAGGAGCCGATGCCGTACATGAAGTTTTTATTCATTGTTTTTTCTTTTTGTGATTATGATACTTGTCAGGAATACACCGGCGAAAAGACCGGCTATCAGATTGACTGTGCCTATAAGCGCGGGGCTGGTGCGCTGCTTGCGCTCCTGTTGGTACTGTTCATGCTGCTGCTCCAGCGCGTCACGGGCGGTGTGGTAGAGCGCCTCGTAATATTCCACCTGACGCTGCAGGCTGTCACATGTGCCGGTGATATATACCGTATCGCCATGAGTGGCGACCTTGATATTGGCCTGTCCACTACGCTTGGTATAGGCTGCACCTTCCGGCAATTTAAGGAGGCTGTCCACGGATACGGCTATCTCCACCTTGCTCTCCGGGATTATCTCCCACCGGGTCTGCTTTATTATTGTCGCTGTAGTGTCCCGGATTTCGGTCACCGAGGTTGTCTGCGACTGCTCCGAAGTCGATTTCCGGGTTGACGCGCAGCTTGTAAAGAACAGGGCAGCCGTCAGAATGAGGACAAGCAGAGGCAGCCTCCACTGCTTTACGCAACCGGGCCATTTCTCTCTTGGTAGAGGCCATCTCACGCTTGTTGGCCTGAAGATCCTCTCGTGTTGCATTGAGTTCATCTTTTAAGGGTTTAACGATATTTTCGACAAGGATACGGGTGGCATTCTCGGTGTTTGTGATATGCACCGTCTCAGCGTCAGCCCTCGCCTTCTCGGCATCGGCATTAGCCTTGCGCACGGTGGCCTTGAGAGTAATCACACCCACTACCATCGCGAGGAAACCACCGCCAAGGAGTATGTTGAGTATTTCGCTGAATGTCATCGCCACTCGTATTTATGTCGTTACTGATTTATTCCGATTAATTTGAGCCACTTCTGCACATCGAAACTCGGACACCCTTTGGCAGCCACCTCGTTATGGCCGATTATACGGACATTGGGGAAGCGACGGTGGAAGTCCTTCACATAGGTTTCCATTGCTTTAAGCTGAGCCGCTGTACGCGTATCCTTTACTTTGTTCTGCCAGTTTGGTACAGACTGGGGAGGGCATCCTCCGGCATACACCACATGGCGGCTGATGGAGTTATAGCCTTTGGCTCCATTGGTGATTTCCCATGGATCTACGTTGGCATCCTCATTATTGTCAACGAGACGCTCTACCGTGCCGTCAAGGTGGATAAGGTCTGTATAGCCGACCTGTTTCCATCCACGGCCACCGGCAGACACCGGGCTGAGGTGCATGCGCCGGATATCGGCGGATGTCACCTCGCGCCCTTCAGGAGTCGCAGTGCAGTGAAGTACAAGATACTTGAGCTTTGCCATTATTCGGTATCTGCTTCAGGTTTCTTGACATTGGCAGCTTTGAGGGCGGCCGAGAACTTGGGAGTGGCACGCGAGTCGAGCACTACGAGTTCCTCACCGAAGGCGATGTTGGTATCGGCCATCATGAGCAGCTTGAAGAAGTAGAGCTCAGAGGCGTTGGCATACTTGTCAATCTGGATCACGTTCTCGTCGTTCTGCAGGTTGACGGCAGCGAAGAAGTTGCCGTCAGCATCGGGAGAACAGAGAGTTGCGATGAGCACTCCTTCGGGCCACGCTGCTACAGTCTCAATTGTGATGCCCTTATAGCGCTTGCGATTGATCTCAGTCTCGCTGGCGTTCTTGGCCTCGCGCTCGGTGAGTTCGTCATCGTATTTGTCGAAGTCCTCGACACTCATTATGATGCGGAGGTTGGGATTTTCGCGCATTGCCTTGGGGATAGCCTTACGCACGGCCTTGAGCTTTTCGACCATCGTGGTTGCCTTGGATCCGTCGACGAGGATATAGTCCGGATCTTTTGCGGCCTGGGTGAGGATGCCGTTCATGAGCTTGTCATCATCGGTGCCCTCGGCATACTCGCCGTTGACGTAGTGATGCCCGAGTTCGAACTGAACCTGCTTAGAAAGTGCGTCGAGAAGTGCGTTCTGACCTTCAGGAGGCAGTTCGCGGAACACGAGGTTGCCTGTCGGCTGCCACTTGCGCCAGACGTGCTCGAACTGGCGTGGGTTGAACACTGTGAAGGCCATGAAGTCGTGGGGCGTAAGAATCTTCTCAGACCAGTTGAAATCGCCCTTGGAATCCTCTACTGTAGGATTCTCCTTGCGTTTCTGGAGCATCTTGCCGGTCTTGAGACGAGGAATACTCATGCTCTTCTCCACACCGGGAATAACCATGATAAGCCCCTTGCTCACGAGCTCGTTGCCCGTGGCAGCTTTGGTAAGGATACGTTCCAGTACCTCACCGTTGTAATTAGTTTTGTCTACTTTGATTGCCATTGCTGATAATGGATTTAAGTGTTATTATTTATTGCAGTTAGCGCGGATCTCGTCCATACGCTCCTCCCACGGGCTCTTGGCCGGAGCCGAAGTAGGTGCGGGGTCGGTGGAAAGTGTGCCGCTAAGTTTGACCGCCGGGGTCATGGCGGCGAGGGTGGTGTTGAGATCTTCGATGCCGACCTTTTTGCCGAGGCCGATAAAATGGTCTTTTTGGTCGGCATTGATTTTCTTGGCGGCCACCGCGGCATCGACAGCAGCGGTGATCTGAGCGAGTTTGAGGTCGTCGTTTTCCTTGCGCATCTTCTCTACCTCATCTTTCGATGACTTGAGTTCCGCGAGTTTGGCGTTCACTGTGGCCTCGTCAGCCGTTTCCGGCAAGCCCAGTGTAAGGGCGATTTGCTTGAGTTCCATTTGCGGTTGATTGTTATTTGAGTTATTGTTTAGCAGGGGAAGGGGGCAGTCACTCCCATCTCCAAGCGTTATTTGTGTTCCATCTTTACGCAGCACAATGGCGTCATCGTTGGCTCCAATGTCAACCACCGACACTTCATATATCCGGCTTTTTGTAACCGTCGGTCGTGTCTGCCCTTCGACAAGATGTTCGGCCTCCTTACTGGTCTCCAGTACATCAAAACCTATGCTTACCATACGCAGTGAGCCGAATTCCCATTGCTTCTTGCACTGTCTCGACAGTTCCGTTGCCTCGTCAAAGCACGGCTCTCCGGTTATCTCACCGTCCTCGACGCGGATATCCTTCATATAGCCGATTACCTTGCCGCGCTCATGCATATAAAGCAGAAGCGGATTTCGCTCATATTGTGATACGTCCACCCCGGAAGTCAGCACACGGTATCCGTAGCTGTTGAGGGTATCATTTGTCAGTCTAACTCGTTTGCCCATGTCTGTGCGATAATGATTTTCGGTGCAAGTTTACGCTGATAATCACCTATGCTCCAAAAAAGTGTGCAATGGTTGCACACTTGTATGCAATGGTTGCACACTTTTTTTGAACCCACCGCTTTTACCGCCACCTTTGCACCATATTAACCGCATTATCGCATACTCAGATATGGCAACTAAGGATAACGAAAAGAAAAAATCATTGGCAAGATCGCTGTTCATGTCCGGCATGGAGATGACCGAGATAGCCGCCAAAGTGGATGTGTCACGTGTCACCATCTCCAAATGGTGCAATGCTGACGGTTGGAAAGAGGCGCGTGCCGCAAAGAATATTACACGTCCGGAACTTGTGAATAAGATTCTGCTCTCAATCGACACGCTCATCGAACAGGCCAACGCCACAAATGATCCAACCCAGATGGCCGGTCTGGCAGATAAGCTCGCCAAGTTCTCAGCGGTCATCGAGAAGCTCGACAAGAAGGCTAACATAATCGATGCCATCGATGTGTTCAAGGCCTTCTCAGGGTGGCTCGAATTCAGGGCGCAAACCGACCCGTCAATTACTTTGGAACTTATCCAAAAAGTCAACCAACTTCAGGATATGTTCATCATTGAGTCAATCGGCAAAGGCGGGGTGATCTGATATGGCTACCGTTGCTGACATCAAAAAGGCGATTGCGGATTGGAATGACCATTGCAAGCGTGTTCGCTCCCTCACTCCCATCACTATGTCGGTGGCCAAGGAGTCACCATCAGAACGGGACCGGCGCATACGCCGTCTGCAATCCAACTACGCCGCCTTCTGCGAATATTACTTCCCCCATTACCTGACGCTCCGCGATAAGGTAACAGGCGAGGCTCTGCGCGTTATCCACAATGCCCCGTTCCACAATGCCGCTGCAATGAAAGTCAAGAACACTCCTAACCTAAAGGCAGTGTTCAAATGGCCGCGCGGTCACGCTAAATCAACGCATTTTGATATTTTTCTGCCGCTTTGGCTAATGTTTCAGCCCAAACGGCTCATTAATTTCATGGTCGTTGTAGGCAAGAGCGAGGACAGTGCCAACCGTCTGCTTGCCGACATACAGGCAGAGCTTGAATACAACCAACGTATCATATCTGATTTCGGTGAGCAGAAAAGTGCCGGCACATGGACCGAAGGAGAATTCAAGACACAAAGCGGCAACAAGTTTCTTGCTGTGGGTCGAGGTCAGTCTCCGCGCGGTCTGCGTGATCGTGAGTCACGCCCCGACTATATTGTCATCGATGACCTTGATGACGATGAACTGTGTCGCAACGAGAAGCGCGTGAAAGACCTGACCGATTGGGTCAAGGAGGCTCTTTTCGGTGCGCTTGATGTGGGTCGCGGTCGCTTCATAATGGTTGGCAACCTTATCTCCAAATGCTCGGTGCTTGCCAACCTATGCAATACAAAGGGGGTGCATGTCTCCGAGATCAAGGCCATCGACCGCAACGGCAACCCGGTATGGGCTGAGAAGTGGACTAAGGAGGAAGCGCAGGAGTATGCCGATTTTGTCGGCTTCCGGGCCTGGAACAAGGAGATGATGCATAACCCCATCAACGACGGTTCCATATTCCGGCACGACTGGATCCGCTTCAAACGTCTGCCCAAACTTGAAAAATACGAGATGCTCGTGTGTTACACCGACCCCTCATTCAAATCAACCTCCGCCAATGACTACAAGGCATCGCGCTTGTGGGGTAAGATTGGCACGGAGCTGCATCTGATAGACTGCTATGTCCGGCAGGATACCGTGTCCGGCATGGTGCGGTGGCTCTATGATTTATATGAGCGCACACGCGACCGGGTGGCCATCTCTTTCTTTATGGAGGCGAACTTCATGCAGGACATCATTCTTGATGAGTTCGCTGCGGAAGGCAATCTGCGTGGCTATCAGTTGCCGCTCCTGCCCGACAAGCGCAAGAAGCCGGAGAAGATCCAGCGCATCGAGGCGGTGTCCCCGTTGTGGGAGCGCGGCTTCGTATTCTACAATGAGGCGTTGAAGGATTCGCCGGACATGCAGGTGGGCATTGAACAGACCCTCGCCCTCGAGCGCGGTTCCCGGGTGCATGACGACGCTCCCGATGCAGACGAGGGTGCGATATGGTATCTTCAGCGCAATACCAGGCAATCTACTTTCAAACCGGTGCTGGTCCCGCGACCGCGCCCTAAAAATATGTGGTGATGTTTATCGACAAGGAAGATTATAAGGTGGTCATCGGTGATGCCGCCTTCAAGGTCATATCACAGGCTGACCCGGACACCGTAGCCAATGCCGAATTAGAGGCTGTGGAGGAGATGTCGGGCTATCTGCGCCCGGTATATGATACCGAGGCCATTTTCTCGGCGGCCGGCAACGACCGCAACCGGCTCGTGGTGATGTACACCGCCGACATCGCTCTGTACCATCTGTCCGCGGCACTGCCGCAAAAGATGGGTTCGGAAATACGCAAGGAGCGGTACGACCGGGCCATAAAATGGCTTGAGGGGGTGCAGTCAGGGCGCATCGTACCAGACCTGCCTTTGGTCGAGGATACCGACGGCAACGGCGCCGCCATCGGCATATCCTTTCACTCGGCGCCCAAACTCAATCATGACTGGTGACTATGGGCAAAAGAAATAAACGCACCTTATCCAAGCAGAGAAAGGTGGAGGCAGAAAAGCGCTCCGCCCTGATAATGGAACTGTACCGCACATCAGAGCGTCTCGCGCAGAGCGACATCGAAAAATGGCGCTCTGCTTGGCAGTCGGCTATCGATGTACGCAATCCGAACCGCCTCCGGCTGCTTGACATATACCGTGACGCGATGGTTGACTCTCACCTCTCCGGCTGTATTCAGCAGCGTGTGGGATTTGTAATGTCTCGCTCGTTCAAACTTGTCAACGAGAAGGGCGATGCCGATGACAATGCGCTGCACCTCCTTGATCAGGCTTGGTTCAAGGATCTGTGCCGCTACTGTCTTGAGGCGAACTGGTACGGGCACTCCCTCATCGAGCTTGGCGATGTGATAAAGGACGGTGACGGCTGCCCCACTTTCAGTGGTGTCCGGCTCATTCCCCGTCGGCATGTCATTCCTGAATACCACCGGGTGGTGACCCATGTAGGCTACACCTGGCAGAACGGTATCGATTACCGGGAGCGTCCGTGGGCCGACTGGCTTATCGAGATGGGGCAACCCGACGATCTTGGCCTATTGTTGAAAGCTGCCATGCACACCATACCGAAAAAGCACGCTATGGTGTTCTGGGATAACTTCGCCGAGATATTCGGTATGCCCTGGCGTATCGCCAAGACATCTACACGCGACCCGAAGGAATACCAAAGCCTTCAGGACATGGTATTCAACGGAGGCCGCGCCATGGGCGCTGTTGTCGGTATGGAAACGGATATTCAATTCATAGAGTCCGGCAAGGGCGATGCTTTCAATGTATATGACAAGCGCATCGACCGCGCCAACTCGGAAATCTCCAAGCTGGTCATCGGTCAGACAATGACCATCGAGGACGGCAGCTCCCTATCCCAGTCGCAGACTCACCTTCAGGTGTTTGAGAACCTCGTTGAGTCCGACCGCGACAAATTGCGCGATATGGCGAATAACAAGCTGCTCCCCCTCATGGTGCTTCATGGGTTCCCGGTCAAGGGGCTGCGCTTCGAGTGGGACGACGCTATCGATTACACACCGGAGCAGCAGGTGGCATACGAGACTATGATTGCCGACCGCTACGAAGTGGATCCTTCATATTTTGCCGATAAATATGGTATGCCGGTCGGTGAGCGCAGGAATCCTGTGGCCCTGCCGGAACCCGACAAATATGATGAGAAGAAGGGCAAGCCGGAGGAGGACGACAAACGGCAGCACTCTTTTTTCGATTAAGCCCCTCTGACTACGAGGGGCTGCACCGCCGCTATGCCTCGCTCCTGGCAGACTGTCCGGAACTGGAGACGCTTGCCAAACCGGGTGATGATATGCGCCGCAGGCTGTCATCTCTGTTCGAAGGCATGATGCGCTCTCTTTTCAAGGAAGATGCCGCGGAGTTCCGCATTGAACTTGTGGCGGATCCGGCTGTGCAGGAGTTTGTCGGTACACATGCGTCGGCTCTTGACTCCGCCTTTGAAAAAGTCGAGATGTCCGATGCCATGCGCCGGAGGCTCACACGATCCAATTACATCTTCTCCGGCATGAAGGCGTTCCATGAGCTCAACGAGGCTTTCCCCTCACTGCTTGATGAAAATGGCAATCGAAAGACGTTTGAACGGTTTTTGAACGATGTTCAAACGATAGACAAAACCTATAATGCCAACTACCTTCGTGCCGAGTACAACTTTGTCGCGGGGTCTGCGGAAATGGCGGCACGGTGGGAGTCGTTCATGCAGGATGGTGACCGATACTATCTCCAGTACCGCACACAGCGCGATGACAAGGTGCGCCCGGAACACGCCGCTCTCGACCGCGTGACTCTGCCTCCGTCCGACTCATTTTGGGAGGAATTCTACCCGCCTAACGGTTGGAACTGTCGCTGTACGGTGGTGCAAGTCCGCAAATCAAAATGTCCAGCTACCAACCATGATGAAGCGATGCGACTGGGTGACGAGGCTCTGCAACGCGACTCCAAAGGTATCTTCCGCTTCAACGCCGGCAAGGAAGGCAAGTCGGTTCCGGACTACAACCCCTACACCATACGCCGCTGCCGGGACTGCGATGTTGCCAAAGGTAAAGCCAAACTCGCCCGGTTTGTGCCGGATAATGAGGTGTGCCGTGCGTGTCAACTTCTCCATCAGTGTGAACAACTGAGAGGCGAAGTCATCAGCCATGGCAAAGGTTCTATTGAAATAAGCCATCTTGTAGATCGCAACGACAGCGATTTCTCACGGCTTATGCAGGTAGCTGAATTTTTTGCCAAAGATGGAGCGTCAGTTGTACTGTCTCCAAAGATGACTCGTCCGGCAAAATTCGACTATGATTGTGTATATGGCTCATTAAAGGGGACTCCATTCTATGGCAAATGCCCCGACCTTAAGATTGGAGAATTCTGGTACGAGCATGAGGGCTTTACTTCCGACAATCCCAAACGCGCCTTTAACAACATGATGAACCACGGTCTTAAACAGTCTAACCGCATAATCATAGACCGACCGGGGCTCACTGAGCGATACATGAGAAACAGTGTCATTAACCGCCTAAAATTGGGCGCTAACATTGAAGAAGTTTGGATTCGTGAAACCGATGGAATTCTGACCCTTCTGTATAAAAAAACGGACGGCCAGCCATAAGGCCAGCCCCCGTGGACAACGAGTCGGTAGTCATTAGCTACGGAATCGTTGGTGCAAATATAACACTTTATTTTCAAATACAGCTCTTTATGAAGAAGTTTTTTACATTTCTCAAAAAATCCAACCGCTACAAGCATCTTTTAGGCGGTTTCCTCGTGGGTATTTTTGCCTGTAATCCCCTCGGGGCACTCTATTCGGCAACGGTCGCCGGCTCCTGTCTTGAGCTGAAAGACAAACTCCACGGCTGCCCCTGGGACTGGATCGACTGGTTTCTGACCGCCGCCGGAGGGGGTGTGGCCGCCATCTTTTGGCTATTCGTGTAACATTTTCCAAATGGTACGCCGTTTTATGAGTAAATTTGCAGTCCCAAAGGCTGTGTCCCCCAATAGGCCGTGTGGTCTATCGCGGCAACAACAACGCGAATGCGAATGGCGGCGTGTCGTACGCGAATGCGAATAACGATGCTTCGAATACGAACGCGAATGTCGGGTCGCGCCTGGACAACCAATCATCGGCGTACATCACCGGGGACGTGTCCCCATTGAGGTGCCGAGAGGGACAGGCCTCGGCAAAAGCATGGTTACCATGGAAAGCCGGAACATCAAGTGACTGGGTAGGGTTTGGTAGGCGCAAGCTCGAACAACCCGGACCCGGAAGTAGGAAGGCTCAGAGAGCCGTAATTTTCAATTTATCCAAACTCTTTCACAACTATGCGCAGGGAAGGACATATCATCGAGGAGATTGTGGCATACCCCAATATGTCGCAGTCATTCGATCAGGTGCTCCGCGGAACCGTCCGCAAACGGAGTCGCCAGGGCCGGTGGCTTCTCGCCCACCGCGAGGAGGTCATCGCTGAATTGTCCGCAAAAATCGCCGACGGTTCTTATTACATCGCCGGAGGCTACCGTGAGCGCACCATCGTCGAGGGTGGCAAGGAACGACACATTCAGATTCTGACGATGAAAGACCGCATAGCCTGTCACGCGATTATGGCTGTGGTCGACGCGCACATCAAGCGTCGGTTCATCCGCACGACCGGAGCAAGCATCAAGGGGCGCGGCATGCACGACCTGAAGGCGTATATCGAGCGTGACATGAGGGATAATCCGGAGCAGACACGCTACTGCTATAAGTTCGACATCTCTAAGTTTTATGAGAGTGTTGACCAGCGGATGCTGATTGACTGCGTGCGCCGGGTGTTCAAGGATGCCAAACTCATCGCAATCCTCGAGAGGTTCATCTGCATGATGCCGGAAGGAGTGAGCATAGGGCTGCGCTCTTCACAGGGGCTGTGCAATCTGCTGCTGTCGGTCCATCTCGATCATGTGCTGAAGGACAGGCTCGGTGTGAAATACTTCTACCGTTACTGCGATGACGGTGTGGTTCTCGCCGCCACGAAAGAGGAGCTTTGGAAAATCCGCGATGCCGTACACGAATGTGTGGAAGCTATCGGGCATACCATCAAGGCTAACGAGAGGGTGTTCCCCGTGACCGAGGGCATCGACTTCCTGGGATACGTCATCTATCCCGACCACGCGCTGCTGCGCAAGCGCATAAAAGTGAAATTCGCCCGGAAGATGGGCGAGGTCAAAAGCCGCAAGAGACGGCGTGTGCTGACCGCATCGTTCTACGGTATGGCCAAGCACGCCCAATGTAATAATCTATTCATTAAATTAACAGGCAAAGCAATGAAATCTTTTAAGGATTTGAATGTCGCTTACAAGCCCGATGACGGCAAGAAGCGATTCCCCGGTGCCGTAATAAGCATCCGGGAACTGGTAAACCTCCCCATCGAGGTCTACGACTTCGAGATGGGCGTAACAACCTCTCAAGGGCCCGACCGCTGCGTCGTGGCCATCAAGGTCAATGGAGAGCCGAAGAAGTTCTTCACTGACTCTAAGGAGATGAAAAACATTCTCCAACAGATCAAGGAACAGCCCGACGGCTTCCCATTCACAACAATACTGAAATCGGAATCTTTCGGGCAAGGTAAAACAAAGTACATCTTCACCTGACTATGCAAAGAGTCCAAGGCAATCCGCAAGTGGCACTTTTAGAGTGCACCAATCCTGTCCGCAACCGATGGCGCGTCCGCTGGGATGTGACCACCGACGCATACGGCATCACCTCCTATATGGAGCAACAGTTGAACCACCGCCCGACAGTCGATGAGATCAAGGCACTCATCAGCGGTTGGATCAGCGACCGCACGGCCGCCAGAATCCTCACCGGCTTTTCCTATGATGGTGTCCCGGTGTGGCTATCGGTCGAGAACCAGTCCAACTACCAACGCGCCTACACTCAGGCCAGCCTCGGTCTGCCCGGCGCGCTCCCGGTGACTTTCAAGTTCGGCACTGACGATGCGCCGGTATACCGCACTTTCGACACTCTGCCTGAGCTTGAGGCTTTCTACACCGCATATTCGGCACACATCCAAAATGTGCAGCAGGAAGGTTGGAAGGCTAAGGATAATATTGACTTGGGACTCTACAGCGTGGACTGACCTGAGGCAGACCCTTCGGGGGAGGGTATAAAAAAATGCCCCCGGCCTGTTAAATAGTCGTCTCACTTACTCTTTAACACAACCCGCGTAGGGAAGCTCGCCGGGGGCACAATGCCCTCTTCCGAGCTTCCCTACGCGGGTGTTTGAATAAGTGAGACAGTGCAAATTTAGCAATTTTTTCGGATATGACCATATTTGAGATTCTGAAATTCAACCGGGAGCTGCTCAATCGGCTCCGAAATGCCGGCATCAGACTGGAGGATGCCGACTACATAGACCTTTTTGTTGACTTCAACGATATGGTCGGCAGGGGCGACAAGGTGTCATACGCCGTGGCCATACTCGCCGACCGCTACGACATAAGCGAGCGAAAGGTCTACAGCCTGGTGAAGCATTTTCAAAATGACTGCAATCCCGGTGCAGTATGATTTGGTGTCGCCATGGTGTCCGGCATTCTCCGGCACTGTAACTTTGCCGTACACTAATACGGCATCATTATGAACAAGTATCATCAGATTCTCTCCAAGGTGCTTGACGAGGGCAGACACCAGTCGAACCGCAAGGGCGACATCATCTATCTTATCAACGAGCAGTTATCCCTCACCCCTTCCGACCTGCTCGATATTTTCGAGAGCCACGGCATAGCCCGCAAGAAGCTCCGCAGCGAACTGTCGCTCTTCATGAGCGGCGAGAGGCAGACGGAGAAGTATCGCGAGGCGGGCATCAACTGGTGGGATTATTGCGGCCCGGTACTGGTCAACTCCTACCCCACCTACTTTGAGAAACTCCCGCCGCTAATTGAGCGCATCAACCGGGAGAAACGCTCTTCAAAAAATTACGTCCTGTTCCTGGGCGCGACCGGCGCGGAGTCCAACCAGCAGCCCTGCCTCTCGCTCATTCAGTTTCAGATCGACAATGGCGAGCTGGTGCTGACCGCCTACCAGCGCAGCTCAGACGCCAACCTCGGACTCCCCGCCGACATCTACCATCTCTATCTCATTGCCCGGCAGATTGACCTGCCCCTGCGCTCCATCACACTCTTCCTCGGCAATGTCCACATATATTCCAACAACATCGACCGCACCCGGGCCCTGCTTGCCGGCGACGACGGCGTTAAATTCGAGCTGAACGTATGAGCCGCATGTATCTATCGGCGCCACTCCCTTTCGTGGGGCAGAAGCGCATGTTCGCCCGCCACTTTGCCGAGGTGGCACGCCAATACCCCGAGGACACAATATTCGTTGACCTTTTTGGTGGCAGCGGCCTGCTGTCGCACATAGCCAAGCACGTCCACCCGGGGGCAAGGGTGATTTATAATGATTTCGACAATTACCGGTTCCGCCTCCTGAATATCAGGCGGACCAATGCGCTGCTCGACCAGATCCGTCCAATCGCCTCGCGCTTCGGCCGCCATAAGGCCATCACAGGTGAGGCGCGCGAGGAAGTGTTCGCGCTGCTTGAGCAGGAGGAACGTGAACATGGCTACCTCGACTTCATCACACTGTCATCATCACTGTTGTTCTCGATGAAGTACAAGCTGAGCATCGACGGCATGCGCAAGGAGGCTCTATATAATAATGTGCGGAAAGCCCCCTACCCGGACTTCACCGACTACCTCGAGGGGCTTGAGATTGAGTCGTGCGACTACCGGGAACTGTTCGAGCGTTTCAAGGATGTGCCGGGAGTGGTGTTCCTGGTTGACCCGCCATATCTATCCACCGATGTCGGCACCTACCGCATGTACTGGAGACTCGCCGACTACCCCGATGTACTGTCAGTGCTGCCGGGACACAATTTCATCTACTTCACCTCGGAGAAGTCATCCATCACGGAGCTCTGTGAATGGATGGGCCGCAATCCCAACCTCGGCAATCCTTTCGAGAATTGCCTCCGGCGCGAGTTCAATGCCACAATGAACTACTCGGCCAAATACACCGACATCATGCTTTACACCGACCCTTCCTCCTCAAATATCCTGCCGGACGCCGTGTGAGCCGCACACGCGCCCACTGTCGCAAAAGAGAGCCGCTACCCGATAAAGGTAACGGCTCTCTGCTTTTGTCGCGACACGGCGCGTTTATGGGGCTATTTGTCAAGACTACGTATGCCGACACATGTGTAGGTCTCGATGTTCTCTACTATCTCCTCGTGGTTGTGGTTGGTGGCGGACGCGGCAAGGTCAAACTCACCGAATGTCCCACCCTCCATGTTAGCGAGTACCCGGTGGATTCTGTGCAACAGTTGGAACTGCTCCACGTTGCTCTCGGCAGTCCAATCGGTCACGACATGGAGATTGACAGTGACCGCACCACGATACTCCAGCCCATGCACAACGGGGTTCCACTGTATGGGAGCAAACTCTATGAACACTGCCGGACGCCCCCATGCGGTTTCCTGCTCGATGAATTCCACATTGTGGTTCCAAAGATCGATGTGCTTGATCATGGGAATGTCACTGAGATGCCTTTTAATGGCATTATATAATTCTTCTCTTACTGTCATTTAATGTTGAAATCTATGTCGTTGATATAGTCTGTGAGGTTTTCCTCGATGATTTCCCGGACTGCGGCCTCGACCTCCGGCGATGTGCCGAGGAATTGCCGCTTGGGAATTTTGATTGTGGCCCCGACCTTCATGAGCGCCATCGCCTTCCAGAAATCAGCCTCCGTGCCGAGCTGACGGTTGCGTTTGTCGTTACGCATGGAGCCGTCTTTTTTTCGGCCGAAGGAGCCGGTGGCCGAATAATATTTGTACCAGAAGAAGCGTTTCATCTTGGCGGTGACCTTTATCGCGCCTCCCTCGTTGTGAATGGCGGCATAGGGTTCTGTCGTGTAGAAGGTGATGCTGTTGTCGGTGGTCCGGCTCGTGATGCTCTGCCGGAGTCGACCGGAATCCACCAGGATATGGCCACCCGGGCGTGTGGGACTTTTGCGACGCGCCCAGGCCTGCGTGAAGAATGCCTGGCGCTCGAAGTTCTCGTCAAACTCCTCGCCGAGCTCCACCTGAATGTCCTTGAGGATGCGCCGGAATACTGTCTTTACCTGACTGTCAATGTCACTCATTTTCGTTGTCTTTTGGCGGGTCTTCATCGGCAAAGTCAAAAAGGCTTGGCACGTTCGACGCCACGACCGGGTTTTCAAGCCCTGCCGTGGCGTTCATTATGTTATAGAAGGTGCGCTCGCTGATGAAATAAACCGGATATATGTACCTGCGCCATATCTCCCGGTTTGACAACCCGCTTCTTGCGTGCTGGTCATATATCCGGTTTATGCCCTCGACGCGCTTCCTGTATGACATGCCGCGCGTTTTTGCCATTGCTTCAGATCATCGTTTATGGGTTCTTGGTTTATATGGTCTGATGTCAAGGACGGTCTCGCTGCTCACAGTCACGCGGCCGCTCCCCTCGCACTGGAGGCAGGTGTGAAACTCGCCTCCCTCATCTCCTGCCACCCTGCCGGTGCCTTTGCAGACGCGGCAGATGGCGATTTTCGGTGGATGCACTATCTCTCTTTTCATGGCTCGATGATTTCAGTCCACTGCGGTCATGTCAAGAGGTATGTATCGCCACGCGCCTTTCTCGTCCTTGTATTCGGCGCGGATGTAGCGCTTGGTGACGGTGGGCTGGTAGCTTTCCTCGATGATCTTCACTCCCTCGATGAAACGTTCGTCGCCGCTGTCATCGGCCATCTTGCGGAGCTGGAGCACCTTGCTCGCCTTGATGTTGCCCTGACCGTCTCGGCTCAGCAGCCGAAGCACGGCGTTGACAAGGGCCCGAGAGTTGTCATCTTTGGCGAGGCTCTCGATGTATTTTTTCACCATCGCTATGCCGTCCTCGACCGTGTCGCGGTAGCCGTCGATGCAGTTGACCCCGAGGGTCAGACGCAGGGTGCTGTCGGAGGTGGTGAACGTGTGGCTGCGCTGGTCGTCCCTTGTGAGTCCGAGTATCTCGGATTTCATCTTCAGCACGGCATCGAAGTTGCCGAAGATCGTATCCTTGACCGTCTTGAGAGCCTCGCTCATCTCCCGGAGCTGGGGAATGGCGGTGCGAATCTCGTCATCGACCATGTTCGCATACTCGCCGCGCTGGCGCTTGCGCTCCTCCGCGGCTCTTTTCTTTTCGTCCTCGGCTTTCCATGCCTCGTAACGCTTCCGCTCTTCAGCGGTCATTGTAACTTGTTCCATACTTTTACTTTTTATGGGGTTGTTGTTATGTGGGTTGTCAGTTTAGGTCGGGCCGTTGACTGCCGATGTCGATGAGGGTAATCTGAGGCTTTGCTTTCTGCCTGGCAGCCTCGGCTTCTCGAGCCGCTCTTTTCTCGGCAGCGATGGTGAATCCTCCCTTGCTGTCGATGGCGCGGAGCTTGCGCCGGAGCTGCGGATGCTCATCCGCCGTTATCCGGGCGAATTCCTTTCCGGCGATACGCGGGTCAAGGCAGAATATGTTGATCCGGTTCCAGTCGGTGGTATCGATGCCGGCCTTCTGCATCAGCTTGAGGGTGGCACTGCGCTCTTTGCGGAGTTCCTCCTTGTACCGGCTCTGCCCCTCGAGGGACTCGCAGCAACGGTCATATTCCTGCCGGGTCATCTCCCGGAGGCTGTCGGTGCGTCCGTTGGTGAACTGCGACACCATCTGGCGCTTGAAGTCGTCCCGGTCGCCGATGCCGCTCAGCTTGCGGATAGCGGTGTAGAACCGCCCGAAGTTAGTCACTTGCTGTGCCATAGTCGGGTTCTATTACTTGGAATCCTCTCATTTTGAGAATGCGCGCCATCAATGATGTTGATGGAAGATACTCGAATACACCAAGCGGATACCTTTCCACATACCCGGCCACTGCTTCTTCGGAAGCGTAGTCTATGTTCTCGTTGATGAACCGGGTCTTTTCAGTGCGCCCTAATTGTCGGAACACTTTTTCTAATTCTCTATTTGCCATACTAA